TCGCAAATTCCGGCAGAGGTTAAGACTTCGTTAAAGGATTGCCCTCTAGGTTATTCGCGTTCGAGCGGATAGCGGACAGCAGGATCCACTCTGAGCACGCCCCGGCTTCGCGTCCCTCCGGGGCGTTTCATTTTTCAGCAGCACCCCCCTTTTGCTTCGCTCATGGCTACTGGATTGTGCGGAGCTGTTGATACCCGGCGCAATGGGGCTGCAATGATGCCATTTTGATGCCGTTCACGGTTAACCCGGCGTAAATCATTCCGACTCAACGTGCCGAAATCATTTCAACGGCACATGGCGGCACACATGAAAGCGCAGACTGGAATGACCTTGCAGGAAGCAACACGTGCAACAGGCACGGCGAAGTCTTCATTGCAATTCCGCTGGCTTGATGCGCCACGTTCCATCGGGACAGCGCGCACCGGACAGGCGGCCGGGCTTGAGTCGCCCGTTGCAGCCGCTGCGAAGGCCGATGCGCTGGACCATGCCAGCGAGCGGGTGGACGAGGCTTTGCAACTGGTGACCACGGAGCGGGTCCACGAGGTTTTGCAACAGGTGCTCCAACGGGCGATTCTGGCGGAACAGAAGGCATCTATCCTTGAGGCGACCCTCAAGGATATGACCGCGCAGCGTGACAAATGGGTATTGCAGGCGGATGATTGGAAGGAACAGGCGCAACGGCGCTGACGGCACCAGCGCAAGATTGCGCATCTGCGTCAAGTGTCGCACCTGCCCGCGTGTCATGTGGCGCTGGCTGCTCGACAGGGCTTTAACCATCGCCAAAGCGAATCCAGTGGAGGTTAAGACTCGTTAGGGATTGCCCCTCTAGACTGTTAGCGTTCGGGGATTGGGGCCCGTGGAGGTTGGGGGCTCAGGAATCCACTCCGAACACGCCCCGGTCGGTCTCACCCACCTCCGGGGCGTTTCATTTTCATCACGCACAAACAGGCCCGCCCGTCGACGCGCGACACCTCTACCAAGCCGATTCCAGCGCGGGAGTCGGCAAAAATGAACCGGACGCGGCGACAGCGTAAGCGGGCGGTGGAACCGACGGGGATCGACTCAGCACGGCATGAGGTCGAGACGGCAGTCACCGCAGTGTTTTGCAAGGGGTGCACTGCCGGCGCTGCTGCTGGCAGCGGCGGCCGCCATTGCGGGTTGCGCAGGAGTGACTGTCGCCGATCACGTGCCAACCGCCATCGACGGCTTGCCCGACGCAGCTCCGCCTCATCCCGGTGCCCCGTCCGCCTATCCCGCGGTGAATGAAGTGCCTTCCCCGCGCGACAACAAGGTGCTTACGAGCGAGGAGCAGTATAAACGGCAAGCGCTAGATCAGTAGAGCCAATACCTATAGGGGGCGGCCCTCCCCAAGGGCGCCAATACGGGTGGCCTCGCGTTGGAGGGCTGCAGCCATGGGAGTACGGGCACGGGTCATAACCAGCGGGCCAACAGCTTCGGACCCAACGAGTTCCCTGCCATTCCCACCAGCGGCGACACCATGCTGTCTTTTAGATGGGGCTTTCAGCTGCAGCTCGCAGGTCCGGGAGCGGCAGCGCAAGTGAACGATCCGCTAGTTTAGCAGGCCAGTAGTGCCCAGAGTTATTAAAGCAACAGAAGCAGCGTACATTACTCTGCGCGTTTCAGGAACCCTTGGGCGTATCATTTTCTGACCGGTTGAGTCGCTGACGCATTTCTTTTCCGGTCTTGAAAAACGGTAGTGCCTTCGCAGAGATGGACACGGCTGCCCCTGTTCGGGGATTGCGTCCGTTGCGTGCCTCGCGCCGCCGCGCGGTAAACGCCCCGAAGCCTCGCAGCTCTACGCGGTCTCCCTGACGGAGAGCCCCGGTGATCTGCTCAAGGATGACATTGACGATCTTCTCGATATCTCGTTCGTAGAGATGCGGACACTGAGCCATCAGGCGCTTTACCAGCTCGGATTTGATCATGGCGTGCCCCGAGGTGAGAGTTCATTGGACCCAACTTTGGACCCAAACGCAACATAACGGGTCACAACGGCTCCTACAGCGGGCTCGGGCCCGTACTCCCGCTCCTCCACAGCAGAGAACGGGCAACACGCAACAAAAGGCTTTGATGCGCAACACGGCGGCGAGCTGTTTCCCGTCACCGATCAATCGCTCCCGTCGGAAGTTTCATGAGCTAGGTGAGCCTCAATGCTTGTCTTGAATCAATATTGTGACGATAATGTTGAAAAGGGTGCACTGCCAGCGGAAGCCGCTCGTTGATCGCGTTATCAAGATGCACAAGCTTCTCGGCCTGAAGAGCAAGGTCTACATCGACGACATGCGGGAGTGGTGCGGATGATGACGCCCGCCCCCCGCGAGGAACCATCGCGGCCAAAGCGCCGGCGTCGGCAGAAATACTCGACCGCGCCGCTGGCTCCCGACAATGACGCAAGCGCAAGCTATGGGCCCGCAATGCGGGCCTTGTCGCCGATGCAGCGTCGCTTCGTTCTGGAATTGCGGCACGGTCCGGCTGGATATGGCAGCGAAATACGCGCCCTGAAGGCTGCCGGCTATGGCAAGGGCAGCAACGAGAATACCCTCTACGTCATGGCCAACCACGTCCTGCACAATCCGAAGGTGCAGGACGCCCTGCGCGAGCTGGGCGGCAAGATCATTAGGGCCGAGGCCTTTGTCTCGATCAGGAACGTTTCCAAGATCGCCAACGATCTCACGCATAGGGATTGTCTGCGGGCCAACCTGGCGCTGATGGATCGCGGCGGGTTCGCGCCCGAGACCTTCCACAACATCATCGTGGAGCATAAGACCGATTACACGAAGCAAGCGCTTGAGGAGCTTGCCACCTTCCGCCGATTGGGAGTGGAACGAGCGCGGCTTGAGGAAATCTTCGGCCGCGACGGCCTCTATCATCTGGAGCAGCAGCTCGATGCCGGGCGGCCTAAACTGATTGAGGGCGAATGTGTTGAAACCGCTCCGGGCGGCTGAGCTGGACGACCTTGAGCGTGGCGCCCCCGATCCTGTCGCCCTGCGTGAGATCGCGCGCCGGTCGAACAGCACGAAGCAATACGGGCAACGGTTCTGGGCAATCGACCGCGTTAATTTGTATCCGAAGCAGATCGAGCTTCTTGAGCTTGGCGCCAACAAGCGCGAGCGGCTGTTCCGCTGTGCGAACCAGAGCGGTAAGAGTTTTGCGGCCTGCGTAGAAATCTCCTACCACCTTACTGGCCGCTATCCGGCGTGGTTCAAGGGGCACCGTTTCAGCAAGCCGATTGCGGCCTGGGTGTGCTCGGAAACGGCCATCTTGCTGCGCGACGTGATGCAGGCGCTGCTGTTCGGCCCGCCCGGTGATCCCGAGGCTTTGGGCAGCGGCACCGTCCCGCTCGATCTGATCGCCGACAAGCCCTCGCTCGCCCGCGGCATCACGGATGCCTACGACACCGTGCGTGTGCGGCATGTGAGCGGCGGCAATTCGACGGTCCGCTTCCGCAGCTATCAGGCCGGCCGCGAGGCCTTCCAAGGCGTCACCCTCGACCTGATCGTGTTCGATGAGGAGCCGCCGCCCGACGTGTATTCCGAGGGCATCACCCGCATCAGCGCTACCAACGGGCGTGCGCTGCTGGTCTATACGCCGATGGGCGGGCCCGGCGAGGTCACCCGCCGGTTCACGCAGGACGCTTCTCCGGACCGCGCCATCGTGAAGATGTCGCTCTACGACATCTGCGACCTGCCGGGCTCGCACATGACGCGGGAGATGGTCGAGGCCATCAAGCGCAACTGCCCGCCGCATGAGATGCGCACCCGCGTCTTCGGCGAGGACATGCTCGGCGAGGGCTCTATCTTCCCGGTTGACGAGGAAACAATCACCGAGCCGCCGCTCGTCCATGTGCCGCCGCATTGGTTCAAGATCTGGGGTTTGGATTTCGGGATAAGTCACGCCTTCGCTGCGGTGCTGCTGCTGCACGATGCGGACGCCGATGTCGTCCACGTCCATCATTGCATCCGGCTCAAGGGGCAGACGCCGTTGCAGCACGCGGTCCCGATGAAGGCGATTGGCGCCGATGTGGTGGTGGCCTATCCGCCGGATGGCGACAACCGCGAGATGGGGACCGGCGAGCCGCTGTCGAAGCTCTACCGCGACCAGAACCTGCGCATGTTGCCGCACTCCGCGACCTTCGAGGACGGCAGAGTCTCCACTGAGCGTGGTATCTTTGAAATGTGGCAGCGCATGACCACCGGCCGCTTCAAGGTGGCCAACACGCAGCAGATCTGGTTCGAGGAGTTCCGCGGCTATCACCGCAAGAACAACCAGATCGTGAAGCTGTATGAT